CTACTATAGTCTTGTACCTGAGTTTCAAAGTTAAAGTTCCAAATTTGACCTTCATAAGTATTAAAGTCAGCTTCGTACTCTTGCTTAAACTCAGCCTCACTCATGGATTTTCTTGCCTCCAAGATGTCTGACTCGGACATCCGAGGGTTATCTCTATAGGTAGCACGAATTGAGCACCATTCAGGAAAATCACTGTTGTACCCTCGATTGAAAAACTCTGAGAACCAGTTGTTGCGTCCCCGGGGAGTTGACACGAATATGGCTTTAGAGCCTTCTCTATCAAGTGTGGGTCTAAGGGCAACGTTAAAAGCATCTCTGCCATCGGTAAGGGCTGCCTCATCGAAAATAATAAGGTCGTATGATCTGCCCACACAGGAGTCGACCTGATTGATAGAGCCCATGCGAACGCTAGACCCATTAGAAAGAGTAATAACTTTATCTTTTGCATTATCTTTTGTAACCTCTAAATCAAAATGTTTAATTAAACTTCTTTGTAAATCAAAAGAAATTTGTGAAAGGGAGTAATTAGGTGACATGATTAAAACATTTGAGTTTGGAATCAGAGATACTAATTGTCCTATAACGTTTGCAATATATGTTTTGCCCTGTCTACGAGACAAGGCAGCACATAAGAAACGATATTTTGGATTGTTAATGGCGTTAATCATTGCCATTTGTGATGGTAGCGGTGAAATGCCCAGCATCTCCAGATACGAGACGGGGGGAAGTTTTAAAAATCTATTTTCGTTTTTAAGTTCTACTATATGGTCAGTTATTATATCCTGACGACTTACTTCAACGGTCATCTTACTTACCTATTTCTTTTTAGATGTTAGTGCCTGAGAGCCAAAGAATGCAGCTACAATACCGGCAACAGCTACAAAATATGTAGGGGCCATATCTCCCAGGGTTGCCTGCGCTTGATCTAATCCCGCAAGAGAAGCTAATACTACAGCAAATGGATATAATAATAATCCACCTAGAGCAAACCATGTCATATTACGTTGTGCATCACGCATGGCATCTGCATCTTCAAGTTCTTTGCGTTTAAACTCGAGGTACATTGCCTCTTCTTCTTTACTTACTTTACCATCGCCATTAGTATCGGCCGGATGGAACGTTTTAGTTTCTTCTGTCATCGTCTTTTCCTGTTACGCATAGCTCTTTCATACGCTGCATGGGTACTTCCAGCCATGTAAATTTTATTTTTGCCTCTGCCATGAGAGTGAACCCCTCGTAACCCTAAACGCTTTGCATGTTTACGAGCACCAGATTTTTTCTTAAAAGTATTCTTTTTTCTCATTTCTTTTTCTTCCTACGAAGGTCGGTATCATGTTTGCGAGAGCCTCGTAAGTATGAATTAACTCTTCCCATAGCCCACTGTGCCATACCTACTCCAGGTCTAGAGCCGGAGGTTAGGAAAGCTCCTTGGCCCCTACGATATACTTTTGCTAGCGTGCCATAAGTAATGTTCTTCTTCTTTGCAGCCTTTCGTTTCAGAGTAGCCTTAGTAGCGGCGCTTAGTGGTTTTCTTTTTCGCGCGGGTGCTTTTCTTTTTCTTGACGGGGCTTTTCTTTTTCTTGCGGCCAAGTTCAACTCTCCTCTTAATTAACGAACGTGGAATAGTCTTTCCTTCCTTCGCTAGCTTGGCTATTCTTTTAATTAGCCTGGATAGTTCTGCTCGTTTAGAGCCTGCAGTACCAGATAAGTATTTTTTAGGTACCCCTGATTTTTTATCTTTTGAAACTTTTCTCACCATTTTACTTTATCTGCCCAATATGCTGCGGACATTTTGCCTTTAGCGATATTCCTGCGGTGTCGAGCTTTGAAAGATGCGCGTTTTTTCCTCATGCGTTCTGACTCGCCTTTTTTAGGTTTACCAGCAGTTTTAGCCCCTTGCTGCCCAAAACGAATAGTCTTAATTTTACTTCCTACTTTAGCTACGACAATATGAGACTTCTTGCGATGACTAGGGGTACGTTTAGGTTTATTATACCCAGACACCCCCGCCCGCTTTAACCGGGAGTCTTTTTTACGGGTCTTACGTTTAGTAGCCACGTTTCTTCTTCCTTTTCTTCTTCTTTTTCGGTTTCATGTACTTAATCATAGTAACTATCCTAATGGGCTTGAAGCCGCATCTAGACCTTTCCAAAGATCATCTACTTCTTTCTTAAACCTTCCGACAGAGTCTTCAAATCCTTTGATTGCGTCTGCCATCTTTTTATACTCGTTTCGTATTTCTATCCAATCTTTTTCCATATTTACTACTTTTGCGTTTGAAGCAGCAGCATTATCTAAAACTTCCTGTTGTCTAGATTGTATTGTTGCAAGTAGAGTACTTAACTCTGCAAGTTTACCTTGCAGATGTCCTAAATCATTATCTTCTATTTTTGTTTTGATCGCTTCTAGTTCTACCTCTAAAGGTGCTAGATCTGGCATTGTTGTTTGTATTTCTGCTACTGTTTCTTCTAGTACTCCTACTCTGGAAAAGAATTCTGAGGTTGCCCAGATTCCTCCAGAAATAGTTGAGATAAAAGCTAAAACAACAGCAATGTGTGCACCTTTAAATTTAGTACCTCCCACATTTATTTCAGTTTCTTCTAAGCTCATTTACGCTCCTTTATGGTTGCGGATTTGTAACCGGCAACGGTCTTGTCTGCATCTCTGGACTGCTAAGAGTAGGGTCTGGATTAAACTCTCCAGGATTTCCATCGCTTGCTCCAGGTATTGCACCAGTTATCATTGTGGCAGGACCTGTTGTTCCTAGATTCCCATTTTGATTATTGTAGTTTGTTGTGTCTAAAGATGCGTTTTGTATCTCTATAACATCTGTTGCTAGTTGTACCGGATCGTACAGCTTTGCATTTATATCATATCCAGAGCCTGCCGCTGCATAGGACTCCCCAGAGCCATAAGAGTATGCGGAGTACATTTCATTTATTGAAACTGGAGGAGTATCACCATAGAATCCATCATATATCTCATTCGTAGCTTGTGTCCAATTAACTTCGCCTGGATTATTAAAGAACATACCTTGCAGTACAGTATCAGTAGCGTTGTCCCAAGTAATTGTCATTTGGTCTGTCCAAGCATCATAGGCAACAGTAGATTGTGTCATATTGGATAAGGTTGCTTGAGCATCATAATTAATCATTGCTAGTGCGCCTGCATCTTGAGATGCCCATAAACTAGCAGAAGCCGCTTGGGCTTTATCTTCAATAGTATCAAGTGATTGGTTGAATGTTTGAACTGTAGATTGGTCTATTTGAACATCGTTTGCACGAATATAGTTTTGTAGCTGTAAACGATCTTCATCAGTAGTAGCATTTATAGCTTCAGTATAAATGGCCTCTGCTTTACTAATTTCAGTTGCAGCCTCACTGAATATATCAATAGCTGCATCCATTTGATCCATATTTTCTTCATAATTTTGTACAAGTAGATGCTCCGCAGAATAATAATTCGCGTTCACAGTATCGAGTATAGATTGATTATAGTATGCAACTTCGGATAAGTCTATTTTATGAGAGTCTGTGCGACCTGCAACAGGTACAACAGCATCGTTAGCTAAGGAAGCATTATGAGGAGTATTCATACTCATTTCAATGACACTAGCCTGCGCATTTGAAACTTGAGTATTAATGTAAGATGCAGTATTAATCATCTCTTGTATTTCAACATAGTCTCCTACAGGGCGTAAGGGATTTATGCCAGGATCAATAAGACCGCCAAACGCACCGGTCTGTATATAAGTACCGTTACTCGTCTGGCCAGTCGACACTGCGGTAACGCTCAGAAACGCTACGGCCGTCACCATTTTCTTTATGTTCGCCATTACCATTGACTCCATTTATGCCTAACGCAACATCGAAATACTTCTTTCTTTCTTTGTACCCTCGAACAAAATGCTCGGGTTTACGTTTCATCATAACAAATGCAGATTTACCTGCGACTACTTTGCCTCCTACAATTAAAGGGCAAGGAGTGCCGCTTTCAAACATTGCTAGCCAAGTATCATCGCTTTGACACATACGAGTTATAGCTGCAATTTTCATGTTTAAAGTGTAAAGCATTTGGGCGTCTTTACGCCTATTACATTCTTCATCTTCTATATATTTGCCCGAGCTTATGCCTATTTGTAGCGTAGAAACACCTCCTGACACGCTTTTCAAACAACTATCATTTCCGCCCGACATTAGTGAGGGAGCTACCGCGCTAGCTACAGGTATTTCACTAGCGCTTCCTGCTCCGTTGTACTGATTTGTGTTAGTAACAGTTTCATTGTTACTATCTACTGTAGCACCTTGCTGATTTGTATTCAAGTCTCCCGATTGACTCGAAGTGTTTCCACTATCAGTATCTTGTCCAAATGCAAATGAACTAAAGCATAGTAAGAGTACTATGGCTTTTTTCATAAATCACCTATTTCTTTTTTGGTTTTGCCATTACCTCGGCCGCATCATCTACAGCCGAAGGCACTTTTATATCTTTTGCCGATACTTTATAAGGTACACCACTAACGGCAACTTTAGGTTCAATAAAATCTAACGCTTCTTCCTCTGTCTCGAACCTGGCAAGC